TACCGCCGTTCCTAAAATACCACCTCCACCTCCGCCTCCACCTCCACCTCTACCAATAAGCGAAGAAAGTATTCCACCACCTATTCCATATCTAGCAAGATTATTAAATAATTGCAATCCCATAGGGCCAGAAGGAGAAGTGCCAAATAATGAATATAATGGCGAACCTTGTTTCATCATTTGATTTAATTTAACAAAATTTAGCGTAATGCTTTGCAAATTATTATTGAATTGTGTAATATTGCGCACACTTTGAGCACTTATAATACTACCAACATTTGAAGTAGCACTAGATGGAGTTGAAGAAGAACTTTGACTACCGCCAGCACCTGGGACAGTTGTCGGACGTGGTGGCGCTGCTGCGGATGGTTGTGCTTGTGCCTGAGTTGTTGTTCTTAATTGTGTGACAGTAGCAGATGGGCGAGAACTTACTGGTCGCGCAGCTTTTTGAACTGCTGCTTCCATTGCCTCAACAGAAGCAAGGGCTTTAGCCATTTCTTTATTAATTTTTTGCCAATCTAAAAGGCTACCTCTGAGCTGCGCAACATATTTATCAAATACCGCAGCGAACCTGCGGAATTTTTCATCATTAAGTTCAATTTTGACGGAGGATGTTTTAGTCGCCATTTTTTCAAATTCTCCAGCTCATGGCACGAATCAAATGGCGCTGGCGCCACGCCATAGGTGATGAGATATCAACCTCATCATGTAAACCAAATTGCTTCATGAAGGCATTAAAGCCTTCAGTTATTAGCCAATCAAGAATAAAATGAATTATTGAGGAATCACCGTAACTGGTATAGCATTTGCTAGCGTTGGAGTCACTACTGTTTCCGCTTTCTGACCAATAATTTCTGTTGTCATCGATGTCTGCAAGGAACGCATGTATTCCGTAAGCGTCAATGATGTAGTTTCCGCATTCCAAAAGATACCCAAAGCTTCTAAAAGAGTTTGAACCTGGCGTTGTGGCCCTGCCCGCAAGGCCAATGTAAAAAAACAAATAGCAGCATCAATATCAGCTGCTGCATCTTCATCAATTATTCCTTGTTTAACTGCAATATTGTAATCCATTAATTCATAACCACCACCGTTCATAGTTGGAGCAAGTACATTAGTTAAACGATGTATTTCTTCAATTAACATATTGCCTTTAATTTCTTCACCAATTTCTTTAGCTTCACGTTTTATCAATAACGCGGCCGCACGCGGGCCAGTAAGAACACCGAGTCCATTACTATAAACTGCTGAATAAGCACGACACATAATCATAAAATTATCTTCAAATACAGTCCGTGCTATTGGTGCTGCGATTATATGTAATGTTCCACGCTCACTTTCAATCGTAGCAATCAAATTAAGCTTACGATTAAGTTTGACTTCATCAACCATTTAAGCCTCTTTAAGCTGCTACAACTCCAGGAGATTGGAATGCTAATCCAGAATCACCAAATGCATTATCGTTAACATAACGATAACCACGCATTGTAACGACAACAACTGGCTCAGTACCATTAAACATCATTTCACGAATAGTTTCAAGTGTCATATTATAAAGCATAAAAGTAGTAAGACCAGCGGCTGCGCCATTTGTTCCAGATTGCGGTGCTACATCTGGAACTACAATTACTTGTCCAATATAAGTATTATCAAGAAATTGAGCCATATAAACCGCAGCAACGCTCGTAGTTTTAACCAATGCTATCGTTAAAGTAATCCCTTGATATGGACGCGGACTAGTTACCATACCAGTCATAGTTGGCAAAAGATCAGTTGCTGTATCATCAAAAGTCATTCTGATCCCATCTGCGCCCAAATATCCAGGGGTGACCTTTAGGCCTTTGGCAACTAGATCAGAATTAGTTGGTACAATTGTTGCATAAAGGCGATTGAGTGTACCTTGAGCAACGTATGGAGTCATCTGCGGCATGATTCAAAATCCTCTTAACCTACGCTGATCAGATCAGAAGCGACGATGGTGACCAAAATGTGGATGAACCCGCGCTGCGGGATAAACAGCACTGACAAACCATCATATTCACCAATCTTATAATCTCCTGGATTAGCGAGAGTATAATCTAGGAACGGTACGGCATTGACATCACACATGCCAGCAAACGCATTACCAGTGATCGCTTGCTGTAACCCAGGTTGATTAAGACTGGTAACAGTGATAGTACCAAGTACCATGCCATACGTGGCGGCCTGATACATAGTACCAGCTAATGTTGCAGCCAATGTGTTAATTCCATCTTGATTATAATAAAGCGGCGCAATAGGATTATTTGCACCATTGACTACCGCATTGGTTACACTCTGTTGGGCAGCAATTTGTACCCAATCGATGGTATACCACCAATTAAAATAATCTTGCGCATCCATAGTCCAACCAGGATAGACGATATTATAGGCAATACCGCCTTGCGCGCCAGTTGCAACATAGTTGGTATTATTAGCTTTAATTGATTTGAGAAGTGGGCCATTACCCTGTGTGGGGAACATGGTTACACCATAAAGATACTTAAATGCCATTGGTGCAATCATATTAATCTGCGACGGAGAATAATTGATAGCATTATAAAACATTGCTGCCGCTGAAAACTCTCCTTCAGGATCAGTCAAATTAACTTTAGTAGGATCAGTAAGAATTGGCGCTTCAATAAATTGAATAACATCCTTATACGGCGCATCAATAGTAGGCTGCGGCTGCAATAGATTCATAGTAGTTTGTGTTACAGTTAACCAAAAATAAGTCATTGATTCTGGAGCTTGATACTGCTTAAGCAAATTTTCAAGAGCTGTCAATGTAGCCGTAACAGATCCAAATCTGCGCGGGAATAAATAGCCATAAAATGAACGCGGATTAAGCGATAGCCAATTTTCCAATGCTGTTACATCAGCAGCATCACTAGCATTTAAGCCCATCTCAAGAACATAAACAGAAATCATATTGCCTTGAGAGAAGAACGTAGTTGCCATTTGCGACAATTCAACCGAAGCATTTGGCTGATAAGTTCCCATAGTGGTAGCAGTACCAGGCGTTGTAGCCAACGGATAAGTGAAGGTATTTGGCCCAGTAACTTGCGCCGCGAACGAACCATTAAATAGAGCAGGAACGAACCCACTAATAACCACATGTGGCGTTGATCCAACAGTCCAATTAGTCGGCAATGGTACAGTAGTTGTAATCGTCACTACACCAGTAGCCCAAGCAGCAGAAGTGACTGTTCCAGCAGGAACAATGATATCACTAAGATCTAAGAATTGAGTAAGTTCATAACACTGTTGCGCCGCAAGTTCAGTTCCGCCAAAACTCAGTAGCGCGCCACATTGTTGATAAGTATTCGGGGTGGGGGCAATAACGGTGGATACATTAACAGTGACAATCGCGTTAGGATCACTGGCAAAATGTACCGGCGGAGGTGATGGTTGTATAGCAAATAAATCTGCACCACCTCCTTCTCGCGCTTCGGCTTCACGACGTGATCTTTCTTCAGTTTCACGCAAAACCCTTGGAGATTGAGAACGCTTAACAGGTAAGAATGGATTTACACGAATAGTGGGATTACCTCGACTACGAACCCGATTAGCAAGTGGATGAGAACGCGGAAGCATAACACGAGAAGTGCTGGGCATTGGTTAAACCCTTTCTATCAAGACAATTGCGACGGAGTAAACTGAACTTTTGCAGCCTCTATAAGCTGTCTTGCCTCATTTCGCGCGACCCCTTGAAAATAATTTACTTCAAATGTTATTTTCTTTTTCTGAGCAACAATATTCAATTCAGATTGTATTCGTTTTGAATCAGAAATAATCGGCATATTTGCCATTCCTATTTTACCCCAATCAAGAGAATATTGTTCAACAAAAGCAAGAAATGTTTCAGAAGCAGCATTATCTACACCATAAAGTGTAATATTTACTTCATCACGACAAAGTTGACCTTGACTATTATCAGGACTAAAAAGTGGAATAGATGCTAAAGCAATCGTATCTTCAATATGTACCGATCCATATGGAATATTTAGATTATCTGGAACAAGATAACTTGAGAATAAAGGGACCGGACAAGTAAACCCAGGATATGGAGGAACATAGCCAGGCATCCCTAGCCAAATTGGTAAACTATTACTAACTGTTAATGTTGGAGTCCAAGATTGAGGATTATCTACAATTAATGAAGAATGTATTGAATAAATAGCTTCTCCAACATAATGATATACATTTGCAGCATCATAAAAATTTCTTCGAGAAGTAAATGAAAAACGAATGTTACCATAATTTCCAATATAACAATAATCCAAACCAACTTCATTAAATGGTTTAATATCTGTTTCAGTATTAAAAATCACCGTATTTACATCCATACTATAATCTTCTTCTTGTTGAGTATCAATAGCAACATGTAATGATCCACTTACACTAGTAGTTAAAGGTAAATCTCCAGAAACAGAAACAGCAATCTCAACAACTACCGTAAATTGATGTCCACCTGTAGCGCCAGTTACCCAAACACCATTTTGTGGCGCGGCAGGGAAACTAAAACTTTCTCCAGGCTCAAGATATATTTTATCAGTACGATCTGCTGTTATTGAAATAATGAGATCTTCAGCTTCCGCAATACTTTGATCTATAGCATCGAGTGGATTAACAATATAGCCTCCAGTAATGTCAAAAATAGCAACATTACCAGGGACAGCTTGAACAGCTTCACCACCGACTAATATCGAATTAATTAATCCAGAAACTAGCCTAGTTGTAGCATTAACAGTATTTGGTAAAACCTTAATAAAGTAATTCATACCATCAAGTGGGAAAACATATCTCTTATATAGACTAAATTGAATTACTTGATTAAGAGAAAGTTGGCGCATACCTCCATCTAGTAAGGAGGCTATTGGACTACCTGATGTATTACTGTTTGATAAGGCTTCATTAATAGTTGGCATTATTTGATATCACCCCAAACACGAAAACTAGCACGATAAAGTCCAGTATCTATAAATGGAGGTCTATGTTTTTTAGCAGCAATTTTAACTGGTTCTCCCATAACTTCAACTTCACTTCTATCCAAAAATCTTCTAAACATTTTTTCAATTTTTATTGTATCTGGTTGTAAATACTTAACCATTTTTTGACTAGTTACTTTAAACTGTTTATATCCCACTTCTTCATCACCAATAGGCAAAATATCTATTAATGAAAGTTGCACACTATCTCTTAAAGTATCTTCAATTTCATCTTTATATTTCTCATTAAATTGTTGTACAATACCATAATTGTCTTCCAATATACCAGCTACTCTTTCCACAGTTCTTGATTTTCTAAAGGCGCGGCGCTTCTTTCCTCTTGCTGCTTCAGCTGCGCGCATTGGGGCAGCCATAGTTTTAGCAGTATATGGCATATTTTCAAATCCAAAATGTAATACTATATTTTTAGCCATTATACTGTAAGACCCCACATAGTGCCTACACTTTGAGCAATAGAAAGATACATACGACCCCATGGAGTTTTTAAATTCTGTAAATCTGAGATAGTTAAATTTTGCATATTCAAAGGAACAAACGATGCAGCAGAGGTATCTTCATCATTAGCTGCATTAATAATACCAGGAATAAAAGTATTTAAATTAAAACTTGATCTTAAATCTTGCCAATATGTATTCTCAGGAGGTGAAAGAGTAGAATCATCTTGTACCATATTACACAATATATCACCACCAAGATTATAGCAAGCCTGCGTATAAAGAATTGGACTAGCTAAATCTAAATATAAATTGACTGTTTCAAGTGATATATCATATGCCATATTAATATAAGGACTAGTAGTTTCCAAAACATTAGAAGGCACGCCCATAATAGTATAAATCCAATTAATAAAACCAGGTTCACTTGGGACAGTATCTAAAGTACCAGTCATTAGAAAAGTGCATTTCTTCTAATAGTTGGATTTTTTGGATCTTGTGGTGCCCCTTTCTCTTGAAGATTTGTAACTTGTATTTTCTCGTAAAATTCAGCATCTTTATTTTTTGTAGCTTGCTCCTCAATTACCATTTCTAAATTCATCAATCTATCTGTAGTTCCATCCTGTATTTGTTTATGAACTGTCACAGCAGCATTTTCACGCTGTTGCCTACCTCTTTCATCAGTTATTAATCTATTTTGAGTAATAAGCTCTCGAATAATATCATGTGCTATTGGTTCATCAATAGAATAAACATATGGAACAAACCATCCACGTCTATTACGCATTTCTTTCGTATTAACAAGTCCATAGATAACATGGCAATTAATAATTGAATCTATATCTTTTTGAGAAAGATCTCCAGAAATCCTAATTTGTCCACCAATAGGGATACTTTGTTGTCGTAAATTTTTCACTTCTGGCAAACGATACTGGAAATCTATGTTTTGGTGCGTACCATTAGCCACGTACATACGCATCTATTTATCTCCAAAAAGATCTTAATTTCGGATTTTGTGGTGTACTAGGTCTACCTTGACGAGTCATTACTGATACTGTAACGTTAGAATGGAAATTGCCTCAGGGCGAACACCCCAACCAGAAGTAATTCTCCACTCACTAAGAACATCGATGGCTCCACCAGCGAGCGGTGTTGGAATTTCCTTTGGCGCCGCCATATCTGCATACATCATAGTGCAACCTTCAATACCAGGCGCCAATTTAGCAACCTCATTAGTATTGATCTTGCCACCATTTGGCTTTTTAACTTCTGGCATAACAAGAATAATGGCATCATTATTGCCGCCGCCAGCACCCTTGCCGATTAGAGTGTCGTCATAGCACCAAGTAATCTCATCCTCGTTCATTGCCAAAACATCTTTGATCAATCCAGCAGTACTAGTAGAACCAGCACCTGCTCTTTGATATTGAACAAGTTGAACAATATTTTGATATTCCATTGCCGCCAAAGTTCTCTGCGGCCCAAGAATAACAAACCGACGACCAATGCCAAGTTGATTGCATCTGGTCTTAAGACCGCTAATTTGAGTAAGCAGCCAAATACCAAGTTCACCGTTATCATAAGTAACAACAGTTGAATTACCATTGCTATCTGGAGGCAAATTGACCGCAGTCGCGCCCTGCGCATTCATCAACCCTTCACCATATGTAGGATTGAATCCATATAGCAAAGCATCACGGGACAGCTGGAAATGTCCTTGGCGCATTCCAAGACGTTGCGCTTCAGCAATATTTACGCCCCAATTATTCATCGCGTTAGTGTCGTGATGATCATATTCAGCACGAACGCGCATCAAATAAGATGCAGTATTGATCATAGACAACGCAACTGATACAGAGGGCAATTGATTATAAGCAGCTTGAGCTGCAGCCATCTGTGTGCGGAAATCAACACGTTTCATATAAACGTAAAGATCACCCTCTTTAAGGCGCACAAGTGGTTGGCCATCGGCAAGTGTATCAAATGCGCCTGACGCTTGCACATAGGGCAAGATAAAGCCGGGCTCAATGAATGATGGATTGACGATCGCAAAAGACGGAGAAATGCCAGGCATTTTGAATCACCTCTAGGATAGAGTTGTGGGACTACTTCAGCACCTTTAGATCAAGAGAACAACGCCAGGTCCATTTCTTGTCCAAGTTGCAAAACCAGTGGCGCCATTATAGGTGACTACCATAGAATTAGCAGCATTCCACGACAAGACCCTTAGAGTTGTCGGAAGCGCCCAATTACCAGCAGCTGTGGCAGTAACGCGATAATTCACCACATCCCAATAAAGGGCTGTAGGACCAATAATTACACCTGACAATGTTGAAATAAGTGCCGGATCAGCTTGCATTGGGATGCGCGCGCCGGAACCATTGCGATAATAATTCACAAGCATTCCATTAGATGCCAATGGAACAGGGCTTTGTGGAGTATTAAGCATTGCGTGATTTTGATTAAAAACACTAATACCTGTCATAGTAGCCGCACTAGTAGCGCGTTTGACAGTATCTCTGATAGCTGGATTAAGTGCAGCCGCGCCAGCAGTGGTAACAAGATATTCACCAATGGGCACGCCGCCCCACATCGGTAATGTTTCAGCAGGATCCAACATGCCGCCGGCAAGAGCAAACCGCGCAGCAGGATCATCAAGTGCCATACCTTGCATAAGACCATCAAGAGTGATGGAAAAACTGCCAGGGGCATTTGTGGTTTGGACTGGATTTAGAGTAATCGCCATTATATTCTCCTACCTCTGTAAATTCTTAATCCCATATGGAACTAAGATTTATTTCGGATACCGGCCAATCTCCGTCTACCAGAAGAAAACTGTTCCATCCACGCAGACGGATTTCCAACAAATGTTGAAATTTTACGACCAGTTCTGTCTTGATCGACGATTTCTCTAAGAAAACCCTCAGCAGGTGCAGGAGGATTTAATCCAGCAGCTTCGGCATCTGCATAGATCATTTGTTCAATATTTGAAAATGCTGTCTCATCTGCTGCGACAACACCCAAGTTAACTTCTTTCCACCTGGGAGAAAACTCCTTTAGTCCTTCAGAAAGGCGACGGCGGTAGGCAAGTAGCGCCTCCCCACCCCAAGGACCAGGTGCGCGCTTATCATGCATTAGCATAATACGATCGGCCTTTACCTGAGCATCAGCCATCGCTGCATAATCAGCATCTGTAATCTGTTTTGGTAGACGCTGTTCAACATCAGCAATTCTTTTCCGAACTTCGTTTTCAGCATCCGCTTTAGCTTTCGCATCAGCTTTTTCTTTTTCTTCCTCTTTTTTCTTTTCGTCTTCACCAGCATCTGCTTTGGCCTTAGCTGCCGCATCAGCTTTTGCTTTTGCTTTATCTGCTCGCTTTTGAGCTTTTCTGTCTTGGCGAGTTTTCTCTGCTTCTTCAAAAGCATCAAAGCGCGCGCTCATAGAATCAAGACATTTCAATGTCTTATCCAATAATTCGCCGGCCTCAGCATCGGCCTTAGCTTTTGCCGCATCAGCCTTAGCTTTCGCCTCAGCATCAGCCTTAGCTTTTTCTGCATCAGCCTTAGCCTTTGCATCAGCAGCCTTTTCTACATCAGCTTTACGAGCGGCTTCCATTGCGGCAGCTTTGGTATCTTCATCGGCCATAACTAAATCTCCAACTGCTATACTGGCCACGCCAGTAGGTTCATTTCCTTTGTCCCAAACACCTAATAAACAAATCGCAATATGATCAACAATTCTAGGAACACCTTCAAATAATATAGGATCTTCATCCTTTTCTAACTGAACCTTTACGTCATTACCAGATAATACTACAGCCGGAGAAGTTGATAATCTGTTCTCAGACATAATTTTTGCAGCAAATTCATCATAAATCCTAACAATTGACCAAACTTCATCACCTTTTATATATGGAATAAATACAGATCCAATGTTGCGCTCAACGTATTCTTTAGTATTCAGCGTACTTGTTTTAGGATGTTCAAATATTACTGGTAAACCGTTAATACGCTTTAAAAATCTTTCATTCAAATATAAAGAAGCATCTCTCCAAACAAATTCTTTAGGACCGGATCTATATGATAAACCTGTTCCAGTAATTCTTATATCGAAAAGCCACATATTACCGTATTTTTGTGGCGAACTAACCAATCCTTGTTGCATTAATTCAGCAATACCAAGTTCGTCTGAATGCATTTTCTTTAATGTGATTTCTAATCCTGGGTGCAGAGGCTTTGGTGTATTACCTGGAGGTGCCCAGATAAATTCTTGATGTTCCTTATTTAACTCTGGTATAAATTCATATTCTATATTTTGAAGATAAGTAACATAATCAACTGTTCTAGTATGTTTTTGATCATCTCCTTCGATTGTTGTTACTTGGCGATTTACCTCTATTAATTCACCTCTAGGGCATTGACCAATTTCTTCTCGACATTCACGCCGTGCAGCTTGATGATGTGTTTCACTAGGTCTAAGGTGCCCACCAGGTAATCCCCACCACCCTGCATAATCACCATGATCAGAACGCTTTAAAAATAGCCCATTACCTCGGCTTGAAACAAATAAAATCCCAGCGCAACGCTCTGTCTCAGCCATTATTTCTTACTCAACGCACCTTCACGAAGTTCAGGGCGTTGTTCCAAATCTTGATCCTTCTTAGCTTTATCAGTTTTTTCTTCTTTCCCTTCTTCACCTGCTGGAGTAAATACACCACCAGCATTTCTAGGATGCTTTGGTTCTTCAAAAGTATCACCACGCTTCATTCTTTTGCTAATAAAAGCATCCATTCTTCCTACCATATCAGACATTCTTTTAGCAACTTCTACTACTGGATGCCCATAAGCCATTGCGTCTACTCCAGATATTACACCTTTATTTTTTGATGCATAAAATATTTTTTCACCTTTTTCTGCGCCATATTCTTTTTCCATGGCGCCTTTAATTTTTTCACCTTTATTGGTTAAAGGCATTATTATTTCTTTTCAGCGTGTGTCGTATGTGATGCTGCATGTGCTGGTGTTGATGCTGGTACAGGCTCAGGGAATGCACCAGGATAAAGACCATTTATGTAGCGCTCAGCATCCGCACGTTCAACAGTATTAACTGGAATAACTCCATTTTTGTCTATTCCAGGTCCATAAAGCCAAGGGTCTCTCCAATATACCCAATTTCCATACACTGGATCCTTTTCTAGCTGCATTTTTGGCTGTTCTTTTGCCAATTCTTTAGGAGCTTCTTGAGATTTAGGTTGATCAGCCATTTGCTTTTCCTTGATTAAGCAACCACAGGTCCAATAGAATTAGAGGTAACAGTGACATTACCAGTTGGATTAGTTGCCTTCACATTACAACTAAGCAAACTTCCTATGTCAGCAGAAACCAATGCGTGAGTACCAGTAGTGGCGCCAGCAATAACAACACCACTCCGCAACCATTGATAAGTATAAGTAATTGTAGCCGGTCCATTCCAAGTACCACTAGTGCAAGTAGCGGTGCCAGTGCCAGCAACAGAAAGTGAAGTTGCAGTGACTACTGGCGAAACAGCATTTATTAGACCTTGGCCAGGAGCGATAGGCCCGCCACCACGTTGGAACCACCACGGCATCAATTTTCTAAATTTATACGTAGCTTGTGTTGAACCAGCTACAGTTTGAGCACGAACTAGCGATGAGTAAGGCATTTTATTCACTAGCTCCAGGAAGAGGTTTCATTTTAGATTTTCGCGCTTCAATTTCACTAATATAATCAATTACAGCAGCATCTAATGAATCCGTTTTCGTACCTGCTGAGGCGCCACCACCTCCACCACCAAATCCAAAACCACCTGGCTTTTTAGGCTTTGCACCCATCCCAGCGCCCATTTCCATTGGATCGGGCTTAAATTCGGCCATTTTCTTAGTATCAAGGACTAGCGGAGATGGGAACAAAATCTTAAGATCATTGAAATTGTCGGATGCCCACTCTAGCAAAATAGCCTTATTGTCTGGATCTGCCATTGGAAGAAGTTCTTCCAACATAGCCACTACAGAGCGCAATTTAACGTTGGCAACCTTAATTTTCTCACTATCTGGCTCTGTTAACAGGGATGGCCACACGCTAACGAACCTATTTGACCACTCTACAAAAGCCTCATTAAAGCTCTTTTTCCCGTAATCTTCAGGATAATCGGCCTTAATTGCTTCATAAAACTCAATATTCCAAGCCCTAAATTGACAAATCTTATCGAAAAAGTCATATAGAGGCTTCATTGATTGCCTTAATTTGTCTATGAAGCGCGCTATCGCCTTTGCGTCCTCTTCACCTTCAGCAAAAGCAACGGCTAAAGTCTCTGAATTAACCAATTTTGCTGGCATTCCAGCGCTTGCAGCAATGTTTTCCAATATATTCTTGCGTGCAGTTTTGGAAGAATTATCAATATTTTGCAAATTTAATGATTCTATACTTTCATCAATGCTAATATTCAGTACATTTCCAACAACTGCCTCTTTCAATAGCTGTCTTTTAACGCCAGAAATCGCTTGCATCACATTATTTATAATAGAACCAGGCGCTTTCAATTTTGCTACAATGACACCTGCCTTTTTTGTTACCAAATCGTCTGTAATCATGCTCTGTATAAATGATTTCATCGGGAATAGAGCGCGTTGGTAAACAGAACGGCCAACGTAGCCCCATGCTGATGAAGTATATTCTAAATAAATCGGATCTTCATTTTGAAAGATGCAAGTTCTTGTGGAATGATAGGTTTGCCCTTGAACTTGTATCGAATATGGCTTTAAAAAATCTGCATCATTAGGATTTTGGTTCAAAACTAATGAACCAGCAGTATTTAATGGATCAAAAGTATTAAAAGTTATTTTTTGATACGGTAATTTAACAAAATCTAATGGTCTTCCAGGTTCATCCTTTAATATCATTGCAGCTACAGAAGAAATTCCATAAATTCTGCCGAGGCGCACCACATTCGCAATGATTCTATCGCAATTTAGTCGCGCCCACTCATCTAAAAAGGCTTTTCTGACGCGATCTTCAGCACGACCAGCAATATTTATCGTGCGTCCCTGTGATTGCGCTAATTCAACAGGATTATCAACAAGTTTTGCGCCTAATGGGTGATAAGTATAAATTGTCTTACATAATTGATACGACGCGCTAGAACCAGGTTCGATATTATCAGACATCAGGATCTTATTCAGAGATGATCCTAATGTTGTTCCTTCAAATCCTCCGCCTCCTTCTATAAGAACTTCAGCCATTTTACATCAACTTATTCACGCTCGTTTGCAGCGCGCTCAATTTATCTTCAATTCGCTTCAATCGTTCCTTAACATCTTGAAAATCTTCAAAGTATTGATTCATCCTCTGTATATCTTCTTGTTTCAAAACTGGTTGACGACGAAACGCCGCAATATATTCACTCAATTTGTCTTTATTTATCATGGTTCGAAGACGGTGGCCCCAGAAGGGTAGTGGGGCCACCGTCCCGACGGAAAAGCTGATGGTAGAGGTGGCCTCACCACCAGCCTAACCATTACTTGCTTGGCGTCGGCACGCCAGGGTGGCTCTCGCTCGGAACGATTGCCACAGCCCAGCCGCCTTCTTCCGTCCAATACGTTTTCACATCCCAATTACTAAGTACCTGCGGCGGTCCATCAGGAGGGATCACGATAGGATGTGACGGCAATGGCGGCCAAATTGTCGTTGGCGGCGGAATCACGATGGGATGCTCAGGACGAGCATCCGGCGGCCAAATGCCCACATCCGGTGGGATGACAATTGGATGTGTCGGATGACCAGGAGGAACAATGACGATAGGATGTTCAGGATGAACGCCGTCAATGAACCCTGGTGGAATCACTATTGGGTGAGTTGGAAAACCTTCATTGCCACCGCCCCAAATGCCAGGAGGTGACCCACCAGGTGCAATAGGGTGCGCAGGGTATCCTGGTCCAGGCCACACTACCGGAGGCGGACCACCAGGAGCAATCGGATGGGCTGGTCCAGGACCACCAGGCATTGGCCCACCACCCACACCCAAACCTGTCTGTGTCATTGTGCCGACAATAGTAACATCAACACCGGCCATTTGTACCACCTCTTTTTATGTCACCAAGATCGATGACAATCTACGAATAAAAAATGGTAAGGTAGCTCAATTGTGGGAGAACAAGAGCACTTCACCGCCATTCCCTTACCAAGGTCAATACCCCTCAATGTTCCCAAGCCCACAGATAATTCCATAGCACAAGCAATCCACCAAATCATCTTCCTGATCTTTTACTCCAACATTAAACGTGAACACTTGCTTCATCAGGTGATTCGCGTGGCGCTGCTTGTAGTCTATGGTTTTTCTGTACGCATGTTCAGAGATTTTAATCTTTCCCTGATTGGTATATCCAGACACTGACAGGGCGCGCGGCTCTTTCCCCAGCTGTACCAATTTTGAATCAATCGCTGTGGCGAGCCAATTATTGCGGTTACATTGCTGAAGAAGTACGGTTCCAGATCCTTTATCTTCGATCAAAGGACCAGTGCTTCCGAGGCGCGCCTTACATTGCTTGGCGTAAACTTCCAAATTTTCATAAACTTGCGGTATCCATTCAATCAATAGCGATACGTCAACTTGGCACAAGTCATAATCTAGAATCGTTAATGGCGTCTCTTTATCATATTCATTCAGCGCCCAATAAATAACTCCTGTTGCGTCATGTTGTGATCCGGTTTTGATACCAGTGTCAATAGTAGCGAATACACAATCACACCAAGTAGGATAGTCAACAGGATTGCCATCATTAAGGAAATCCTTTTCCAAAAAGAATGTACCACCAGGCGGCTGCGGATTTTGTTGATAAAGTGCTTCAAAATCTCTGTGGCCTAGAATTTTGCGCTTTCTTTCCAGTGCCTCAGCGCTTTCCCAAGCTGGCCAAAGTGGTTCGCCCACGTCGCGCTCCATTGGGTCATCAGCTACCGCAAAGGCCGGTAGATTGATGATATTCCACTGGTCACCACCTTTTTCCATTTCGTGTATCAGCTTTCCTCCTAAATCATCTAGGTGCCAGCGCGTCTGTATAAGTATAATGCGCGCATTAGGCTTGAGACGTGTTACCAAGTCACTCTTATACCACTCGAAAGTTTTCTCTCTAACGAGTTCTGATTCAGCTTCTTCACGAGACTTGACAGGATCATCAATGATTGCAAGGTCAGCTCTACGACCAGTAATAGCTCCTCCCACGCCAGCAGCAAAGTATTCTCCACCTGTTGTGGTTTCCCATCTACTTGCGGCTCTGTTTGATTCATCAAGTGTATATCCAAGTACATCCGCCTTTTGTAGTATTCTGTTTCTCACCTTGCGCCCGAAGCGCTCAGCTAGTTCTCCAGTGTGGCTGCATCCAATTATTGATGACCTAGGAAATTTTTTGAACCAAAAAGGCGGTAGCAGCTCAGATACATACGTTGACTTTGCGCTCCCCGGCGGCATAAACACCATCAAACGATCTATTTTACCAGATATAACATCTTCTAATTTTTTAATCAATAACTCATGATGCGCGGCAGGCACGAACCCAAAATCACCCATGCACTCCTTTGACCATTTTAAAAGTGACGTTCTACAGTCGCGCCACCATTGCTCCTTGATGAGCCGAAAGTAACGTGTGCGTCTGATGAAGTTGAGTTGTGAAGCGTTGTCAAAGGTAAGGGTCAGAGGATATTTCCCTAAATTTTGGAGAGATCACTTCTCCAAAATTATGCGCTTCACGTTGCGCGCCCTGTATTCGTACTCAATTCGGAACCTGGGGGCAACTTGTAATCCCCAGAGCCTCTACCGGCTGGGGGGCTCAGGGTTTATGAGGCTCTGGGGTAGTTTAGCGTAGCATTAATCGCGAAGCAAACTGAGGGGATCATTTTACTTCGCGCCTTAGCATAGGCATTTAATTGTGTTCCAAATAAGGCGGCCTGTAAGTCTTTGTTTTTGTTGCAGAAAATATATTTCATGAAACCTCTAGACGACAAAAAACCGACATGCTATAATTTTGCAAAATTAAAGGTTCACATAATGAATGACATTATAATCAGATATCATGAAAAATATGGATATGACGAAGGCTGGTTATTACCAGACTACATAGATGATATAGATAAGCCTTGGCGTTATTCATTGATGAGCCAAATGGGATTTATTGAAAGAAGAGCGTATGGTGCTAATCGTAAAGCACTCAGATTAAATGGTAAACCACTTAAAGAAAATCAAATATTAACAGAATGGCATATTAGACATATTCTAGAAAAACAATTTTGGGAATGTAATAACCCATATTGTAAATGTGATCTCAAAGAAAATAATTGGGAAGTAGATCACATTATACCATTTTGTAGAAATGGTATAAATAATATCAAAAATATTCAAGCCTTGTGTGAAAAATGTCATTGTTTAAAAAGTACATATTCTTGGAAAGAATTTTTAAATAAATATTTATATCAAAAAAGAATCACTCTCTTTGATCATCAACCAAAGATTGATCTTTTTGGATTTAGCAAAAAGATTGATCTTTTTGCTTAATGTGGAGGATAAATCATGCTGGACCTATTTACTCACGATAGCTGCGCCACCCCAGAAGAATTCAATTGGTCAGTAGCTATGTTCAAAGACAAAGGCGCTACACAAGTAATCAGAAGAGCTAATGATCAGTCACTTAAAACGTACTACCCATTTAAACGCAATAGACTTGGTGACTTTGTACCTTTATGGCGCAACTATTTATTCATAGAATTCAGACAGTACATAACTATCAATATATGTCGTTCCACTAGTAATTTCATCAAAATACTCAGTATAGATAACCAACCTATTCTCGTCAGAAAAAGTATGATCAATGAAAGCATGAAATTATTTCATTTAGGTACTTTCGATGACATTATATTCAAAAGGCCATTTTACGGTAAAGGCTCCATTGTAACCATCATCAATGGGGATTTCTCAGACCGCAAAGTTGAACTTTTGGCCAATATCCCATCAGACATGTCTGGAGCAAAGAAGGTGCCCATCAGCATAGGCGGATGGCGCGCCACCATAGAGGTATTCAAATTGGCCTTATGAGAGGTGGTCAAATGAATGTATCTGAGATAAATTCAGAACTCAATTTGAGAAAGTGGCTCAGCGCCAACGTGCGCGGTGTGAATCTTCAATGGGTGGAACCATCCCTATACGGCTCATCCACAGGCGCAGCTGACGTTGTGATAAAGAAGGATGGTGTCAAAGTAGACGTAGAACTCAAACATTTGTATCACACTAAACGCGGAATCAAGTTCACGTTGCGCCCAGCCCAAAGGCGTTTCCATCATTCCTCGATGAAACATGGAAATCGCACCTGCCTCCTATTCACTTTGGAGGGCAATCCATTTCTCACTTTAATTCGCGGAGATCATGTTCCTCTTCGTGATTACTCTTCAGATCCTTCCTCTGGTTGCGCCCAAGGCATTGTGAAAATGTTTCCAGTATTCGGAATTACTAATTTAGAGATTGCGGCCAAGTTAGTTTCAGTTTTGTTTGATGATGTATTTTGGATATAATACCACATAGTTCAATTGTTATATATTGGACGATGTGGTTTGGATTGGCGGTAATAGACGGGGGCCACCCTGGTGGCCATGGCCACAAACAGGTGAAAACGGAAAAGCCGAAAGCCCGCTAGGGCTTCCGGCTTTGCAGAAAGGGCAGGGCAAAAAGAAGGCCGCTTTCGCGGCCTTTAGAGGCGGTCTACGCGGCTGTTAGGCCGCGTCCGGGCCGGACACCTCGGCCGCAACCGGGGCGGCCTTAGCGGCCTTGCGAGGGGCCTTAGCGGCCTCTGCGCGATAGACGCGGACGCTAATTGTTTCGCTCGGCATATCGAACGAAACAACAAACCCGACTAGATCGCGACGAAACGCGACGTTGCGCGCGATATAGAAAAGGTTCGCGCGGTTAACGTCCGCACGCGAGACCTTCGCGGCCTTCGCAACGTCCGCGAAGGAATAATCTGCCGAGACACCCGCAACGAGGACTGCGTGCGCGATCTTGCCGCGTGCGCTGTCCGCATGCATTGCGGTAGAGGCGGAGGCGACAAGTCCCTTGCGGGCATTGCCTGTAATGCCCTCGGCCTCGCAGAACGCGATCGCGTCCGCATGCGCAACGATAGCGCGTTCGCGCTTCGCAGAGAGCATTGCGGCCTTAGCAGAGGTGCGAGCAGCGACTTTTTTCGAGACGGTCTTAAGCATGTTACTAGTCCTTTTTAGAGGGAAACCGGGCCGCACGCGGCGGAACCGGCCCGACCGAAACCGGCCGGACCTCCTATATAAGGGAAGTCCGGCCTTTGTGCAAGTCTGTTGCACAAATAATTTTAAAAAAAGTTTTTTCGGAATATCATGTGATCTCGGAGACAATTTTGGATTTTCCGAATGTTCTCGTTTTCCGAAACTGGTCGGAGACGATTTTGCTTTTTCCGAAGTTGAGTTGGACTTCTGCTTTGCAGAAGGTGAGCTGGGCTCTTTCTCTTTTTCCGAAGTTGGGCTGAGCTTCTGCTTTTCCGAAGTTGACCTGGCCTTGAGCCTTGGCTGAGGCTTGAGCTTGGCCTGGCTCTTGAGCCCGGCGTGGCCGGCTGGACCTGGCCCTGGCTTGGTCGGCCTCACCTGGGGCGTCATGAATTCATGATGAGTGAATTGGACTTGGTCATGAATTCATGATATAATCATATTATCATTTGCCTATTTCATTTTATCACTAGTTCATTTCACTTTATCATTTTATCAATTTCATAATATCACTTATTCAATTCACATGTCACATATCACTAGTTCTGGATATGTTCTGGATTTGTACACTATTCACCCCTCAAGAATGACTGAGAACAAACCGAGAACAAAGCACGTACAACTTTATCACGCGTTTACATGAGTATATATGCTCTGATACAATGCTCATGAATTCATGAATTCACAGGCTATAGTCGCGCCCAATGCATTACATGGCTATGGTATAGTGATTATGAAGTAATGGCTATAGACTATGGTAACCATTATGGTGACCATAGGCCATCACTATCCACCATCCACCATAGCCATCACCATCCACCATAGCCGCGCCACCATTCACCATCATGATGAGGTTTGGACCATGAATTCATGATGGTTGAAGTATTCACCATCCACCATAGCCATCACCATCCACCATCCACCATCCCCATCACCCACCATCAATTTTTACAATTTTAAGCCATTATTATGTTAGCCATCCACCATCACCATCCACCACCATCTTGGTTGCGCCACCATAGAATTTCTAAAAAACAGTATAGCCCATAGTTTGTCTTTGATGCGCTTAGTTCTTCCTACCTTTCCTACCTTTTAAATAAAGGTAGAAGTATATTTCACTAGTAATAACAACGACTTAGACACCTTGCTAACCTTTACTATCTGAATACTGTCTCGCGTAATTCATGAGAAAATCATAGGCAAGTTGAACGTGAAGGTAGGATTTCATGGTGGCTCCCTAGGCCCTTGAAATCGTTAGCTTTTTCGCCTCTACCTTCCTCCGAAAAGGTAGGTATTTCACGTCCATAGGCTGTGTAATCTAATCTCCAAATTGCTTTTCTATCCATTCCTCACTATTTGGCCAGTCAATATACTGTCCCTCGTATGCAGAAAACATGGCTTTACATAATGATATTGAAGGAATGATATAGCAGTTAGTATCGTGATGCTTATCGGTTTTCAGAAAACGCATATTCTTACCATTACGCTCCCTCCTGATAGTACCATCACCATTTATCACAGGAAAGAATTGCGCAAAACGCATACCAAAACTAGTTTCATCTGATCTATTTCTTCCCACACGCCTATTAGTAAACTTTTGGAATTGATTGAACATCTTATGTTTCATCACATGATATTCAATACCATTTCCATAATATTTATTCTCACTTGTGCCAACAAATGGCAATTCACCAATACAAAGCATATTGTACCAAAAACGTTCCTCAGCATTCAAACTCTCTAATTTCTGTTCCAATAATTCTTCAGTCTTGGGCGCCTCTCTGAGATTGAATTTATCAATTGGATAGTGCATGAAATAATACATGAGCGCCTCATATCCACCATTATTGAGTTCATCTAATATTTCCCTAAAATATTGGAAATCCATTCTATGCTCTGATGATACATTTGATATAAGAAATCGTCTAGCAAATCGACCAGCCTTAACAATATGTGGTGGGTTACCAGTCAATATCAATCTAATGTAATTCTTAGTTATTTTAGCCTCAACTCCTTTTGGATTAATACCTTGATCCTCTTCTGATATGATAGCTTTGATTATGCTATCTTCTCGCTCACTCTCTGCTCTGAATGCTTCTTCAGCATGTAATAATAAACAATGTTCAAGATGGCCACTAAAATCACCAGTAATCATTTTAGCGTTTGACGTTTTAAAATACAATCTATGGGCGCGACTAGAATCATAACCATCCATTAATTTCGAAAGTATTAATGGGAAAAAAGATTTACCAGTTCCTTCTTCTTCACCATGTAAACATATAGCTGTCTCAGGCTTTTCCCATGGGCGCTGGAACATTTGTGCTGCCCAAGCCATACGCCATCTATGTACTGTCTTATTGCCATTACTCAATATCTTTCTGAAATATCTCAATGTTTTAATGCAAACACCATGTTTTGGCTTAACAACAAAATTTGGCCATAAATTATAATCACCACCACCGTTTGGGCTATGTTTTTTGCTTGGATGTGGATTAAATATAACTCTTTCATATCTTCTAGCTTTAGGATTTTCAAACCATAATTTAGCTTCTGGTTCAAATCTCGCACTTATTCCACCTTTAGGCTGTGTAACTGTAATGGTTACTTTACGATAAGAAAGTTTATCATAAAAATCTTTTTTGTCCAGAAATATAATATCATCTGGGCGCGTCTCATCAATGACCTTGACTCTGGCATTTTTAGTGACTATAGCATAATCTTTACTTAATGCCAACGCTCTATCTTGTGGCGTATCATCTTTCTGCCCAGTAGGAAACTGTACAACATTATCACCGAATAAATCCTTTTTATATTGCGCCATTTCTTCTGGTGTTGGATAAGTATTGTCACCATCATCATCATCTGCCATAGTGCCCTCCCACAGGATAGATTAGTGAGTTTTGATATTCTCAGCAAATACATGTAAACTGTTTAAATCATGTACGAACATATTGAGAGCCGTTAAATCATCTAGTGACAATAAATAGTGAAGATGATCATTTATTCTTTTGATAATATCTTTAAATTCTGGTGTTACCTTTTCATCTGGAACTGGCGTGAATATATGCTTGTTATTGATATATGCCCACATATGCCATTCTTTAACGAGCCCATCAGATATAGTCATGATACCCTCCCATCACTAAACTTAACAATACCCATTTTCACAGCCCACGAGCCATGTTCCTTTCTCCAATCACTATGATTGGGAATATCTCTTTTGAATTTATTGGTGGCGCCTCTACGGCTCTTTGGCCAAGCAAATAAATCTTTCTTCAATGCAGTAGTTTCGGCACTAGACATAGCCATCTCCCATAGAAACGAAATTATATTATTGCACAAACGAATGTGAAATGCAAGCTGAAAATTTTGCAAAATAGGCATAGCCCTATAACACTAAGTAAATTAGTGGAATATCAACCTTGCTTTCTTATCGAAACTGTGCTATAGTCTATTTCATGAAAGATATAGATCATAAAATAGAAACCGCAAGGGAGCGCGCCACTAGGCTATGGCATAATAGAAAAGTGATGCGTGAAGCAAATAAGATACACACCATTACACCACAAGCCACAGAGCGACTACGAAAATCCCTATCACTCAGAGAAGAAATACTTAAAATATTTGCTCACAAAAATAATGAGATTCTGAGTAAATATATGATATCTATTCACCATCGTCACAAAATTTTATTGAAAGAGAAATTGAGGCGCCTCAGAGCTGAATATAGAGAGAATACAAATGGGTGATTCAGAACGATTTGATCCATTTGGGCCATTAGAGCCAGGTGAAAAGCGCATCATGTCAGCTGAAGAGTATGAGCGCCTTCAGCGTGAGCATAATCAACGCGTAAGAATGAGAAAAGAACAAGAAGAAATGCGCAAAGCCCATGAAGAGGCTGAGCGCAAGCGCCTTTGGCCCATTAAGAATAAATTAGACTTCAATGACGTTATAGCCAATGAGATATGTGAGCGCATCAGTGCTGGAGAATTATTGATCAATGTATGCAATGAGTCACATATGCCAACAGTGCGCCGCTGTAATCAATGGCTCAGATCTCATCCAGAATTTCAAGAACTATTTAATCAGTCAATTACTGACAGGCTCAATATATTTGAAGAAGAAGTTGTGCAAATTGCTGATGATGTGAGTAAAGATTATAAAGATATTATTCAACGCAATGGCTCAGTGAAGAAGCAAGTAGATCCTGAAGTAATAGCGCGAGCCAAACTTAGAGTGGACGTGCGCTTCAGACACCTGAAGGCTGGTAAGCCCACCAAAT